CTTATCACCCGGTTTTAACTTCTTCCTCGGATTATAGGAAGCCGGGATAAGGTCTGCTATTTTATAACTCTGAAACTGCATCTTCCATATCCTCCTCTGCTAAAAACCTGTGCCGGAAATAACATTCACGGCCGCAGTATTTTCTGTTCTTGTTTCCATAGGAAATGAAAGGCTTCCCGCACTGCTCACATACAAGCGTGTAGGAAGCCTTCTCGCTTTTCTTAACTGCTTCCGGGTGTGCCTTCCACCATTCCCTTCTGCATTTTTCACAGCAGAACCTTCTCGGTCTGCCGGTCTTCGGCTGCGTGATCGGATTACCGCAGAAGTGGCACACCTCTTTACCGTCCACCATGAGTTTCATATTTTTTGAAACCACCGTGGCGTATCCGGCAAGGTTATGTCGCTTGCAGTAATTCCTTACGATGTCACGGGACAGTCCGATTGCCATTCCGATGGCTTTATAGCCCATCCCCTTCATCCGCATCTCATTGATCTGCTTTGCCTGTGCGTCCGTCATCCTTTCCACTCTCCTTCCGGCACACAAAAAAAGACCGGAAAAACAATGTTTTTACACTGTTTGCCAGCCTTAAATAATGCTTTTTTCCTGATTTTCCGGCAAAAGGAAATACCCCTTTTTGCCGTGTTTTAAGTACATTCTGCGAAAATTACCATACCCTTTTTATATCCCCCCTGTTTAATTCTGCGAAAATTCACGCAAAGGGGGCCATCGGTCTTCAGCGGCTCAGCCTGTAGAGATTCAGATACCCCCACGGTCTGCCGTCAGAACCGATACTCTGGATTGTTATCTTCGTTCCATGTCTTTTTATCATGACAGGGCTTGCACAGGCTCTGCCAGTTCTTCTCGTCCCAGAACAGGACGGGATCACCACGGTGCGGTCTGATATGATCGACCACGGTTGCTGTCACTGCATGACCTTCCTTTAAGCACTGAACACACAAAGGATGTGCCTTCAGGTATCTTGCCCTTGCCTTCTGCCACCGCCTGTTGTAACCGCGCTTGCTGCTGCTCGCCCTGTCACCACGGTGCAGTGCTTCATGCTCCTCACAGTACAGACCGTCTGTCAGCTTCGGACATCCGGGGTGTCTGCACGGTTTCTTTGGTTTCATCGGCATCTGCCATTCCTCCCTTCTATGTACACGGGCGGTGTGAAAGGATTGGAAAGACACCGCCTCCGGGCATAAAGAAAAGGAGCATTTCTGCTCCCTTCCATTTTTGCCATCTTAATCATAGCACCTGTAAAATAAAAAGTCAGTACACCTTTAGTACACCTTTAGTGCACTTCTAGTACACCATCTGTTCACCATGCTTCTCGTTCTCAACGAAATACCGATATCCGTGCTGTTTCAAAATATTTCTAAGCATCTTTTCTAAACGATCAATATCATTAGATGCCGTATATTTAATGCACTCTAAGCTGATTCCATGTTGCTGACAATATTTCTTCTTTTTATCATCATATTTAAGCTGACGCTCAAACCCGTCATTTATACTTTCATTGTCCGAACAATCGTTTGTTACGTATGTACCGAACTCATCATAATATCCTTTTTTATAATGGTGTGGTCCCTGTAATTCTATTGCCAGATCAAATATTGCTTTCCCAGTTTCGTCTACTGATTTTGACAATATGAAATCAAATCGAAGATTCTTTCCGGAATTTCCAACCAAGCCATCAAAGGATTTTTCCCGGATATAAGTAATTCCCAGTTGATCTAATATATCCATTGTTTTTGCTTCAAAAGATGAAACACCGTGACAGCTACAGCTTTTTTCCAGATAATACCCTCGTTCCTCATCATATGATATCTTCATGCTGGATGAAAGTATCTTCTCTTCCTTTCCACAAATCTGGCACACACAGGCATATTCTTTTGCAATTGTTATTACTGGTTTTCCATATTTCGGCTTATCTAAAGAGAGATGCTGCATATCTGTACACTCTTTTATAAAATAACTGTCCCAGTATTGATTGGAAAAATCTCTTTTATATGACGAATCATAATGAACAACTGCCTCAAAATCATCATATCGATGTTCTTCTTCATAACGTTCCTGCTCCCGTCTTCTTCTCTCTTTATCGGCTTCATCCTGTTGTTTATCATATTGGAATAACAGCCTATAACTTTTTTCCTCTGTTTCCATTTCCATTTTTGAAAACGTATCGCATTCCTGATGATACTTTTCATTGTATGGCTTTTTATACTTAATGCTGTGCTCCAAATCTCCATATTGTTCCAGAACACTCTGCAGATATAATATCATCGGTGCCAGTGATTTTTTTCTATACCGCTGTGCCCAGTAGTTTGCAAATTCGATAGCATCGTCATTTTCCAGATTTTTAATAAAACGATGCTTTGGCGCAGTCATATCTGCTACCATAGCCTCTATTTTTTCCTGTCCATATTTTTTTACAAGCTGCTCCCTATCGGTATAAGAATATTTTCTATTCAATTCAGGAATCTGATTTGGAAATGATAATCCATCTGGAACTAAATAATCGCTTCCGTGATTTCTCTCATAATGATATTTTTTCTTACAACTTTCGCAGAAAATCTCAACAGCCGTATCATTCTCTTTTTCCTGTCCCCAGTCATTTGACAGATGTATCCTGTAAAATTGTAAATAACCCTGACCGCAAGCACATTTTGCACGATAAGGTTCTCTATAATCTTCTTCATAAGACATAAAATATCACACCTTCCCAATTTTACACATTAAAAGCATATTAAGATTTTACCATAACGCAAACAAAAAAGACAGCCGTCTGACTGCCTTAATTGTACTCTGCATATGCACCTATCTGTATCTGGAGTGCTACTGTAATCTGCTCCATGACCATGTCATCCAACACTTCCCCGATTCTTTCTCCAAGTCTTGTTTTATCAAGGGTCTCCACCTGTTCCGCCAGAGCCATGCTCGGCTTGTTCAGACCGCTGCCTTTGGGAATCTGCACGTGGGTCGGAAGATACTTCTTTTTCCACACCCTGGCTGACAGCGGAACGACCGTAACCACCGGGGAATGCTTATTCGCCTTATTATTGCTTACCACCAGTGCCGGACGGACACCGCCCTGCTTGCTTCCATCTTTTTCTCCAAAATCCACATAATAAATATCTCCACGCTTACACATAAAAACCTCCTATCCGAGTACAAAGGCTTCCACCTGTCTGTCCCTCAGTTCATACTGTTTATCAAGTTCCTTCAATGCTGCTTTTCTGTATTTTGCTATCATCGTATGGCTCACATGGTATCTTTCCATCATGATATCCCATGTCATGTCCTCATCCAGAAGATCCGTGATAATGCTTCTATGTCTTTCATCCAGTCCGTTCACTGCATGCTCGAAAAAATCCAGTTCTTCCTTCAGGAACATATATCTGTGGAAAAGGAAACCGTACCACTCGTCATTTTCCCTTTCCATTGCAGCCTTATATTTGACTGCTATGTTTGCCGTTTTATCGGAAAGAGTGCTCGTCTGCACCCTTTCCCCTTCCTGATGGGAGTAAAGCATGGAATCGATCATGTCCTGTTCGCTCACTCCCTGAAACTGACGGAGCTGGAACTCAGTCACGGTCAGTTCCTTTTTCATATTCTTATATTCCTTCATCATTACTTCTGCCGTCATCCGTCATACCTCCAATCCTTGCCTTTACTGCTTCTATCATTGCATTCTGTGTAGTATCCTTTTTTTCGATTGCCCGGAGGATATCTTCATCGACCGTGCCTTCTGTCACCAGATGCTCTATGATGACCGTGTGTTTCTGCCCCTGTCTGTAAAGTCTGGCATTTAACTGCTGATACAGTTCAAGAGACCATGTAAGTGAAAACCATACGATGGTCGAACCGCCTTCCTGAAGATTCAGTCCGTGTCCTGCCGATGCCGGATGGATCAGCGCCACAGGGATCTTTCCTTCATTCCAGTCCTCGATATCCTTCTTTGTATTGATATCCCTTGCCGGAAACCGTTTCAAAATCCGTTCCCTGTCATGCTTGAACCAGTATACAACCAGAAGCGGTTTTCCGTTTGCCGATTCGATCAGGTCTTCCAGTGCATCCAGTTTTCTGTCATGGATATTACGGACATTGCCGGATTCATCATAGGCCGCACCGTTTGCCATCTGCTGGAGCTTGTTGCTCAAAGCTGCTGCATTTACCGCATCGATGTCCTGCCCTTCCCCGTATTCAAGGATCATTTCATCTGCCATCCTGTCATAAAGTGCCTGTTCGGATTCCGACATGGATACGGTCACACGGTTGCTTATGCATTCCGGCATATCAAGATAATCCACGGCTTTCATGGAAATGCTGATATCGGAGATCAGTTCATATATTTTTTCTTCTGCTCCTTCCCTCGGCTTATACGAAAAGACGATCTCACGATTCCGCTTATCCGGAAGGAAGAACCTGTCACGGTATCCTCCGATGTATCTTCCAAGCCTCTGCCCCATATCAAGGATCCCTATCTCTGCCCATAAGTCCATGAGGTTTCCCGGTGTTCCCGTAAGCCCGACCACACGTTTTGCCATCGGTCTTACTTTTTTCAGGTCTTTGAACCGCTGTGCCTTCGGGGACTTGAAGCTTGACAGTTCATCGATCACGACCATGTCAAAATCAAAAAATATGTTTTTTGTCATCCATGAAACGTTATCCCTTCCGATGATCGTCACATCGGCTCCTGACAGAAGTGCTTCCTTTCTCTGCCCTGCAGTTCCCATTGCCACGGCAAATGTCATGCCGTAAAGATGCTCCCACTTTTTTATCTCTGCCGGCCATGTGGTCTCTGCCACACGCTTCGGTGCGATCACCAGGATCCGCCTTACTTCAAAATAGTCAAACAGCAGAAGCCACAGTGCCGTAAGCGTGATGACCGTTTTGCCAAGTCCCATGTCAAGGATCAGGCAGCTCACGGGATGTCCGATTATAAAATCTGTTGCATACTGCTGATAATCATGTGCTTTGTATTTCATCAAGGATACCTCCGATCTGTTCGATATTATCAACTACATAAACGGGAAAGCCTAACCTCTCAAACATCCGCTTTCTCTTCAGCTGAAGAGGTCTCGGCTTCTTCCCCGGTGCTTTCAGTTCCACAAATGCCATTTTTCCGTCCGGCATCAGGACGATGCGGTCAGGCACTCCATTCATACCGGGTGATACGAACTTTAACGCCATGCCTTTCCGCTTTTTTGCTTCTTCCCTCAAATGTCTCTCTACTGTACTTTCTAGCAAAACCAGATACCTCCTTTGCCGATTGCGGTTGCCATATGCCTTTAACTCCTATACGCGCATATATACATGAATTGCTCTTTTTATCTTTATTTTTAATTCTCAACTGGATTTAATGGGAAACTGGGAAACTAAGAACCGCAACCCCTTATTTTCCAAGGTGTCAGCACGGTTTCCGACTACCGTTGCCCATCTGCATCTGGGAAACCTCGGAAACCGCCTACTGGGTTTCCTCTGGTTTCTCATCCATCCTCACAAAAGTCTTCTGCACTCCGTAAAGGGGGACTTTGGTCTTTCCCGTGGTATTGGAATCATACTTCTTCCATCCCCCGATCTTGTTTAAGATGCCTTCGATCTCATAGGAATCTGCCTTCTTTAAGTTCTGGCGCTCCTTGCCGAAGCACTCCACCCAGATCTCCATGATGCACACACGCTCACGCATGACCGTTCCTTTGACACCGACCGTCTCGAACTCTCCTCCGCCAAGGAATGCCCTTCTCTGGTAAATATCCATTGATGCCCAGTTGTCCGGCAGCAGTCTGTCAAGATAGTCCTGCACGATGCCCTCACGGTCATCCGACTCCATTGCCTCCTGCTGCATCTTGTATGCTTCCTCTGCCTCCGCTCCTTTTAAGAACAGCTCCTCGCCTTCGTTATACAGATGGATTGCCTCTGCCCAGATCTGGTCAACACAGTCAAGCTCCCACGGATGGTGTTTTCCTGTCCCAGGCACATGCACGGGCCAGAATCTTCTGTTTCCTGTCACGTCACGTAAGAATCCGCCCTCGGAGTTGGTGCTTCCAACAATGATGCACTTTCTTGGATGCGACTCTACATTGACTCCGTATGCCTGACGGAACTTATCATCCTGACGGGTGACAAAGGACTTTACTACCTCGACTTCCGTCTTGCGGATGCCGTTCATCTCACTGATCTCAAGTATCCAGTTTCCGAGCAGCTTCTCGGCAGCAGTCTTATCCCTCATATCCGAAATGGATAAGGAATCCGAGAACCACTGCTTTCCAAGGATGGCAAAGAAGGTGGATTTTCCCATTCCCTGCGGACCGTTTAACACAAGGATGGAGTCGAACTTTACTCCAGGCTTATAGATACGTGCTACCGCAGCCACCAGTGTCTTGCGGATGACCGCCCTTGTGTACGGTGAATCTTTTGCACCGAAATAGTCGATGAGTAGTGTATCTATACGCTCCTGTCCGTCCCAGTAAAGCGTTGCGAAATAATCCTTGATTGGATGGTAGAGCCTGTCGGATGACACCACGGCAAGCAGTGCATCCTTAAACTTGGTCGGTGACCAGATTCCATACACCCTCTCGAAATACACCTTTGCATTCGCAAGGTCGGAATCGTTCCATCCGGGTTTTACCTGTTTCCACGGAAGCGGACCGATGACATCAATGGTATCCTTAAACTCGTTGTACACGATGTGCTTGAAATTCTCATCGTTGCGGATGATCAGTGCAATGTTTTGCAGTGTATCCTTGATATTTCCCCTGCGGTCAAGTGCCAGCTTGTTCTGCCAGTCCTCATCCAGCTCTGTGGAAAATTCCTGTACCGCCAGCTCCTGTCTTTCCTTGGCAAGTGTGTTCTTCACTTCTTCATCTGCAGAAGCAAAATCCTGCATTGCTTTGAAAGATGGGAGTTTTCCCGGCTCTGTCCCTTCGGCTGCCCTTGCATCCTTGTCACCGAATTTATGAAGCCTTACCACATCAAACGCATTCATCAGCTTTCCGCAGCATGGGTCTGTGGCATGGTGGCTGTATACGAACAGGTCATCATAGACCACGACTCCGGCAGCAGAGTCCGCCGGGATATAATCGTATCTTCCGGGAATCGCCCTTGAATGCCTGTACACATTCGGGATAAATTTGTCGATTGCCTGTGTCACTGTGTATGTGCGGTTGAAGACCCCGATCAGTCCGTCCTTGGAAAGCGGGTCGGCCTGTTTTTTGATATCCCTCTGCACAACAGATGCCTGACGGTTGCTAACCGGCCACGCTGATACATCATGCCAGTCCTTATAACGGGACAGCACTTCATCGGGATCAACTTCATTCCCTTCGATTTCCTGAAACACATACTCACCGTCACTGGAAGTGCTCGGCCAGTACATGAGTCTTGATGGTTCATAGGTGGAATCATCAAAAAGTTCGATGCCGATATCCGATGCAAGCATACGGCTGACTGCCCCGTACTCATCAGGTGTCACATCCCTTGTCAGGAATATGATGATACGCAGTCTCGGCTTCTCCGGCGTATGTTTATGTGTGGAATACACTACCATCTTCATGTCAAAGAACATTTCCAGTTCATCAATGATGCCCTGTGTTCCGTAATCCATATCAAGCGTGATGGCGGATCTGGAGATTACACAGTCCTTCTTCCTGCGTCCGCCCTTCAGCTTTCCAAGGACGAATCCTCCGACATCCTTGATATTGTCCTGCTGCCCTTTCGGCATCTTCCTGTACTGCTCCATTGTTTCCGCAGTATATTTTGTCTTGGACAGACGGCTGACAAAATCTTCATATGTCATATCCGTGCAGTTAAACTTTTTGTCCATTCTTGAGTTTCCGATCGATACGAACATCCTTCTTTACCTCCTTCTTTTTACGCTTTTCCTGTTTCATAACCCGTCCGATTGCAATACCTGCGGTCGGATCCGGATACCCTTCCCTGTTGCATCCTCCCATAAGTTCCTCCTAATCTTTCTTGTAAAACGGACTTTCAAATCCGGCAGCCTTAAGCGGAAGCCCCTCACACCAGTCAGGGCATACCGCCATAATCTCATTGACTTCTTCCACCGAGGATGTTCCCTCCGGCACTTCAAGCACCACTTCATCATGGATATGGCATACGATGTCAAAGCCTTTCTTTTCCAGCCTGAGCATTGCTTCTGCCAGCACATCCCTTGCGGTTGCCTGAACGATGTTCTCACAGAATTTTGCACCGTAAGATTCTATCCTTGTCCATTTGCGGTTCGTACCGACACCTTCATAGCTGACGCTTTCCGAGCCGAAACGGTTCACGGTCATCCTCGGTCTTACATATGACAGCACCCTTCCTGACGGCAGTGCGATCTTTAACATCCCGGACTGGTAATATACTGTCACCCTTCCGACCGTGGTCATCTTCCGTTCCTTCACGGCAGCCTTTACCGCACCGTCAATCTCATACCAGTAATTTACGATGTGCGGGTTTGCCGTCCGCCATGACTGCACCAGGCCTTTCAGTTCATCCTCTTCCACAAAGTTCAGTGCTCCCATGCTGATAAGCGCACCTTCCGCACCGCCATACTGACAGGCAAGCGATGCCACCTTTCCCCTTGCACGGTACGGGCTTCCTTTCGTGATCTCCTCTATCGGGATATGGAACATCTTCGATGCCGTCTGCTCATAGATCTTTCCGGCACCACGGAACTCCTCCATTACCCATCCCTCTCCGGCAAGGTAGCCCATGACCCTTGCCTCGATTGCGGAAAAATCGCTGACGATGAATCTGCATCCCGACTTTGCCACAAATGCGGTACGGATCAGTTCCGAAAGCACATCCGGTATGGAATCATACAAAAACTCCACAAGGTCATATCTGCCTTCCTTTACGATGGAGCGTGCAAGTTCGAGGTCTTCCATATGGTTCTGGGGAAGGTTATGAATCTGCACCAGTCTGCCGGCCCACCTTCCTGTACGGTTGGCCCCGTAAAACTGCAGCAGTCCATGCACCCTTCCGTCCGGACAGACGGAACGTTCCATAGCTTCATACTTTTTGACTGACGTTTTTGACAGGGCAAGACGCAGCTTCATCATTTCCGCTACATCACCGTCCGTGTTTTCCACCAGTTTCTCCACGGCTGCCTTTGCAAGGGAATCGATCTCGATGCCTTTTCGTGCAAGCCATCCCTTAAGCTGTGCCACGCTGTTCGGATTCTCAAGTCCTGATATTTCATATGCCTTCTTTGTTGCCGTTTCCTTATACAGAAGGTCACAGACCACTGCATGTGTGATAAGTTCCGGATCCACCATGATGCCCCTGTCATTTATCCTCTGGTCCATGCAGTACAGTTCCTGCTCTCTGTCCGGTATGGGAAACTTCGAAAGCTTATTCCTGATCTGCTTTTCCACATCCACGTCACGGATACAGTAGGTCTTGAACAGCTCCCACTTCTCCGGCTCATCAGATGGAAGGTTTCTTGTCCTGCCACCGTTTGACTTGGACGGCTTGCACGGCATACAGAAGAACCGGATCAGTTCCTTTCCTTCCGACATCTTTTTCTTATCAAGGTTCAGTGCTTCTCCCACGCCTTCCAGTGACAGAGGAAGCGACAGCATGGATGCCTGAACGAGCGTACATCTCCACCCTTCCGGCTTTAAGGAAAGACCAAAGTAACGGTTGATACAGTTACGCTCGAATGCTGCATTATAGGCAGTCTTTATCACGGAATCATCCGTAAGCAGCTTCATAATCTCATCCGGCATTTTCTCCCCAGATGCAAGGTCAATGATCTTGGTCGGCTCATCGTTCAGACTGTATGCAAATAAAAGAATCTCAAACTGCTCCGATGCAGCATATCTATGTACCCCGCAGTCCGGGAGTGATACATCCGAGTAGGTTTCAATGTCAATTGCAAGTGTGTCCATAAGCCTGTCCCTCCGTTTTCTTCTTTATTCTGTTGATCCCCGTTCTCGCAGCATCCACGTTTCCGGACTTTATCTGTCCCTTGATGGTGCGGAACGTATTATATGGAATATATTTTTTTATGCTGTTTAACTCTTTCATCAGTTCCTTCATGGCATCTCCTTTATGTATCCGGGCGGTGTATGCCACCGCCCTTCCTATGGTTTACTGGCTCACTCCTATGAAAGGAAATCGTCCTCTGCATCCAATGCCTCGAACTCATCCTTGGCATTGGCTCTGGAACCGAGAGGCTCTCCGTCCTTTAACTTCTGGACATTGCCGAGTCCTGCTGCCACGCCTTTGTTGCCGTTGGAATTGTAGGCATAAAATGTAATGGATACCCTTCCGTAACAGCCGGAATATACCTCGCTCTGGTCAAGGATCGGCTGTACCTGTCTGTCCACGATCTGCGGAGCCTGTTTTGAATTGGCATTCAGGAACATGCTGTTCTGGTACGCCTCGTCTTCAGGTCTGTCGATGTCACCGTCTCTGAGCGGAAGTTTCAGGTTTGCCGGGATTTTGCCTCCCCACTTACCCTTTCCTTCATCCTTTGCCACCTCGATTGCCTTCCTGATCTTGGCAATGGTCTCCTTATCATCCTTATCGATGATGCAGGATACGGAATACTTCGGTTCGCTTCCATTGATGGAATCCGGCTCCCACAGGTGTGCATAGCTCAGTCTGCAAGGTACGATTACTTTAGTTAAGTTTGCTGTTGTCATAGTCTTAGTCCTCCTTAAAATCCGCTTCTGCGGTTGCTGTTTTAACTGCTTCTCTTTTATCTGAATCCGGCACCAGTGTGACCTTGCCGTCAGGCTTGTACACCAGTGAACCAAGGATCTCATTAAATTTCTTTTTGCCCATCAGCCTTTCCATCTCGGTAATGCCGATCAGGCTCTTTTTAAAGATATCCGTGTACCCGGCTTTTACTGCTGCCTCTGCCACATCATCTTCATCCGTGTATCTTCTGTTGCTTCTTCCGAGAACGAGCTTATACCCCGGCCATGCCTTATGGTTGACCACCGCCTCGTTCTGTGCATAGGTGTAAACTTCCTCTGCCCACTTCTTCAGTGCATCCGCCTTGGAAAGCACCTCTGCAATCTCTTCATCAGACATAAGGTCTGGTTCCTTGAATTCCATCTGGGCAAGTTTCAGATATTCCTCTGCCCTTGCACGGCATGTAAATCTCGCTTTACAGAATCGGCAGTGGTCTCCGGCTTTGAACTCGCCCTCTCCGGCAAGTGCCTTTGCTGCACCCGGTTCAAGAACGTCCTTTCCCCATGCAAGCAGCTCCCCGGCTGAAATCTCCCAAGTGGAAAAATGCTCGATTCTCGGCTGGACAATGGTAAGCTCCACCGTGTCGATCTCATATAAGAAACCGAGCATGTCCAACACTCCCAATCCATAGATCATAAGCTGGACATTCTGTTCTGCATCGACCACCACACCCTTGCCGAGCTTCAGATCGATAATATGGATCTTATGGGAATCGACCACCACCATATCTGCAGTACCGAAACATCCTCCGATCCTGTGTGCTAGGCTGACCTTCAATTCCACTCCGATGAATGGTTCATCACAGTCCTTCCTTGCCTGTTCGATCTGGGTGATGTTATATTCCACGTAATCATCCACGGCTTCGAGCAGTTCATCCGAGTAATAATCGGACACTGGTCTCTTTGTCCTTTTCTTCAGATACTTATTGATGAGATACTCTGCCATCGCATGTCCGGCAGTCCCTTCTGCTGCGAAGGATGATTCTTCATCTGGAAACTGCTCCTCCAACAGTAACGATGGAGGGCATTCCAGATGTCTTTTGCCGGCCGATGGTGAGTATCTTGCATGTGCGCCCATCAGAGCACCTGTGCTTTCTCATACAGTTCCGGCAGTTTATCGTCAGGAACATCTGACAGCTTCTGGAATCCGAACTGCTCGATCAGGTTCTTTACCTCTGATGTCTTTCCAGATCTGGATTTTTCTGCAAGGAATGCACGTACCGTCTTTCGGTCAACTGACGGCTCTTCCTTCGGTGTATCTGCCACAGGTGCTTCCTTCTTTTCTGCCTTCTTCACGGGCTTCTCTTCCTTTTTAGGTGTGCCTGTTTCTGCTGCAATCATCTTTCTGATTCCTGCTGCGATCTGTTCGTAGCCCTCGGCTACCAGTAATAACGCTTCACTCATAGCGGTTCTCCTTTCAAATGCGTGCCAGCTTAACATCGCCTGTATACACATCAGCTTTGTTGATGCTGGACTTGTACTTTCCCCAGTCCACCAGAA